ACTTTCTCCGCGCTCCGTAACTTGTAACTAATAACTTTTATTTAATAAAATATGTTGACGTAGTTATTTAATGTGATTATCTTTTACTTGGAGACTTTAATTAATGGAATACTGAGAAAATGGCAAGATATTTAGAATCTGCAATCGAGACAATTATACGTGAGGAAAGAAGAAGAGCAGGTAACTTCGACCCTATGTCATATGATGACGGACTGGCCTTCAAAATCTACCACTTCATTCTAAGATACACTGAACCTTCATGGTTTGATGCCAAACACGATCTACCCGCAGATGGCCAACCTGTCTGGGGAAGAAATGGAGCAAACACCGGTGAATTCATCTACATCTATTCAGGTGGGGGAGAGTGGTACCAAGTCAACAAAGAAGCTGAACCTTTTACTCCTGTCGAGTGGATGCCTCTCCCGTATTCAGATAAAACCAAAGAAGGGCCTTCTGGGGAAAGTATAACTAAGGAGCAATGGAAAAGTTTAACACAGTCTGCACATGCATTACGTGATCTGGATATAAAAAGAGCAGAGGTTGGAGAAGCACTCACATCTTTCAAGTGGTCCACATTCGGGTGCATGATGGCGAGAATGTGTGAAGGCGCAGATAAGATCCGTGTAGATAAAATGGAAGTGTTGGACGCAGTTGAGATGATTCAGCATGCAGAGAAAGTAAAGAAATCAATGGATGATTTGCAGCAAAGACTAACAAATGTAATTAAAACAAAAGGGTAATAATAATATGAAGACTACTAATTTCTTAAAAGCTGAAATGTATATAACCCTCCCACGGGAATTTGGGTCATCGACCAGATTGCGTGAGGTGTTATTGCACATCTCTCGTTATAAAGACGTTCGCGTTGTTATTCAGGAGGGTACTATGATCGCCCCGTCTACTTTACACCGTAAAGATATCCAGAAAATGGCGGTCGTAACCGTGTTACCCGGCACACAGGAGGTTTTCTCTAAGGATTCGTGGAGAGACAGAGCAGTAGTGTTTGCTGAGTATGTGATGAAAGACCTTGCCATACTAACACTCGATGTGGTAATAGATAACCAATTGATACGTCTGCAGAATGAGAAAGAACTTAAATTTCAACAATCCCTCCGTATGGGCAAAGGGTAACAAAATGGCAAAAAGAAAATTAAAACCTACATGGTAATAGGAGACATCATCAAAAAAGCAATCGACAAAATAATTGGTTCTCTCGTCCACGTTGTGGGTGTTGGAACCTTGGGAGTTATAATATATTTAATAACGAGAGGAAACTGTAACCCACTTCAGGTACTTACTGCAGTTTCATGTGGAGTCACAGCAATAGCAATTTTAACAGTTTTGGGAACAATCAATATAAGGAGACCTAATTGAACGAGTCCTTTAAATCCGTGATAGATATGGTGGTGAACAGCCCCGTCAACTATTTTGCAAACGGAGAATACCGGTTTGGCAAGAAAAAGCCGATGAAAAGAGTAGCTGCAATGCTATACTTGGTCGAAACAATGCATATTCCAGACGAGTATGCCATGGATGCAATCCAGTATCTCGATGATTCATCAGAAGCAAAAAACAAACAGATGCAGAATGAGGCACCTGATGAGAGTGACCGACCCACTATTGATACCTATAAGGACGGGGATATCTTCCCCGAATATCTTGAACCAATTGATATGGCTATGCTCCTTTTCACAGGATTTGAGGTGGCAACCTCGCGTACACTTAAATTCAGTAGAAAACTTGGTGTACCTCAGTGGATGATCCGGGTAAACCCAAGCCTGACAGTTTCTGACAGGGTTAAAGAGCATGATGTTCGTGCAGGGGTTGGTGCAGAGATTCGCAGATATAAGAGATTTCGCTCTGAGGCAGAGAAAAAATCTGGACACACTTTCACCGTGGATGAGGTGATGGTCTGTAGAGAATCTGTTACCTCGACAATCCGTGCAGAGACTTTGGATAATATTGTCGAGGAGTTGAAGTTCGATCCAGAAATGGAAGAGGATGGTCAGGCAGAGATAGCCAGGTTTCTGAAACTTTACAATACCCCTAAAGAATCCGAGCACACCAAACAGGTGCGTAAACTTCACAGAGCTATGATATCACATTGGATCTGGCAAGTGAAGCGCAGAATAAATAAAAAGCCAACTGTTTTTGAAATAGCACTGGTTTTCCTCGGGAGACAAGGTATTGGTAAATCGTTCTCCACTCGAAAGATGACCGAAGTTGTGAGTGATTTATCTACTCCGGCAAGTGTTTCGAACCTTGTTGACGAACGTGAAACCCGACGATGGGAGAACTATTACATCGCCTTTCTTGATGAAATCTCAAAGGAGACCAAGGATTCTCTTGCGAAACTGAAGGACTGGGTTACCAAGACAGAGTCCGAATTCAGGCCTCTTTACATGAATTCATCGGAAGGGTGTGACAAGAATGCACAGGCTATTGGGACCTCCAACTTCCCTCTAGCTACCATTCTTAAGGACCCTTCAGGGATGAGACGTTTCTGGGAGATCCCTTCAGATCAGGAAAAATCACGTATCTTCAAAGGCATGGAAGATATAGACTGGGAGCTCATCTACAAATCTATTGATGAGAATGAAGACCTCGGATACTATGGACCCCACAGCAAACGACCGAAACTTTATGATGAAGTGGTTGCGATACAAAATGCCGCTCGAGATAAATCCCCTGTTGAGGAATACCTCTTCAATGAGGACTATGTCGATATCAATGGCAGTATCGATACAGGCACTGAGACTAAATGGTTTACACTTAAGGAGCTTAGAGAAGACTTCGATCTGTGGACAGAACAGAACGGATGGGGCCAGTATACGCCAAAGGCATTTCGTCTGGAACTTCAGAATATGCATCTTGATGTTAGAAAAGGTAGCGGGAATGCCTTAGTTGTAGAGCTGAATGTTCCTGAAAAACTTAAAGATTTAAACAATGCAGACGTAGAGGAGATTGGTTTTGAAAAATAGAGTACCAATGAAAAGCAAAAGAAAGAAAGATCAAGCACTTCGGAAATTCAAAGAAGCCGCATATGTTTTGGCAAAGAATGGCATAGGTGTCACAGAGCGACACAACATGTTTGTCGACTGTGTTAACACAGCAAAGCAGGAGATTGCCGAGTCGAAATTCATCTCTGAAGATAAACAAAAAGCTATTTACCACTTGAATGCCCATGTTATTTTCGTAGAGAAAGCACTTGAGAACTACCCAGAGTTCTTCAAAGGAGTGAAGCTGTGAGAATGGCAATGGCCAGTCTGGTTCTTGTAATCACATGTGCTATTATGTTGATAGCACTTATGTGGTTCCTTGGACTTACTGTTATTTCAGATATCCATACACTTAACAGGTATGATAACCTAATCATAGAGGACCTATATGAGAGCCCAATTCCAGAAATGTAGAGCAAAAAACTGCCCGAATGAGAAGACATCATGCCGTCGATATACCCAAGATGCCAGTAAGAAAGGGCAGATGTGGGTAACCCCTCGGTTTGATGAGAAGGGGAAATGTCCAGAGTACTACCGGAATTTCGGAGCAAAATAACTAACTAATCGTGTCAACATCGTTGAAACATGTTGATACATTTACAATCGTAGACTATAATTAAAGTAAAGGAGACCTATACTTTGAATGAAGAACAGAAAAAACGCAAGAAGATCTACACACCAGAATACTATCTTGCTCTAAGAAAAACCGACAAACTTAAATGGAAGGACGTGCCATTTGTGTGCTTATGTTGCGGAGATGTATTCCATCTACCTAAAGTGAAGCCGAAGTCTCTCCCTAAATACTGTACACCTCTTTGTCGAATGGCTATGTTTGATGGGCGTGCTGCAGGACTTAAATCTCCAAATAAACTGAAAGACATCGATTGGGATAGTGTGAAGTCTATGGTTGTCACTGGGAAATCCAGTACACATATTGCCAAACACCACAAGATCTGTGTGGCCAGTGTACATAAACATGTTCTAAAATTACTTGGGACCGATATGTACAATAGACTTATCGAAAACGGTAAGAAGGCTCGAAAACGAGGACAGTTGAACAAGCTACAAGAGAGTATGTAATATGGGATTGTTTGATGAAGTAGAGTACGAGGACGATACCAATTCAGACCCTTTCGAAGAAACAGTCGACCAATCTTTCGAGGTTTCGACTGTTGTTCCGGATGACGAGAAAGATGTAGACGAGTCAGACCTACCCTTTATTGACGTACTAGATGAACTACCAGGGGTGTCTGAAACCTTACCATCTCTGGGTGATTGTTCTCGTGAAAACCTCAGAGTGCAGACACTGAGAGACCTAAATAGTGAGATAAAAGATTTCACAGACGATATTGCTACAAGGCGAATGGAAGAGGAAGATGAAGGTAAGTACAAAGTTACTGACTTCGTTTATGATGTACAGGCTGTTAGATTGATGGGACAATCTGGAACATCTGTTGCTGAAATGGCAGCTTTCTTCGGTGTCCCAGAATCGACGGTTGAGAAACAACTGGCTGATAAAGACTCTGACTTCTGTAAAGTATATTACAAAAGCATGGCAATGCTTGGTATATCCCTACGACAGGCCCAGATCAAATCAGGACTCGCAGGGGATTCCAAAATGCTTGTCCATCTAGGTAAACACGTACTTGGCCAGGTTGACAACGCACCACAGCCGAAATCTCTGGGCGATCTCAACGATCCAACGAAACGTAAAGCCACGATACGCAGACTCACCCAAACCATTGAAGAGTTTGAAGTATAGTGGTAGATCGCAAAGAAGCCGAAATCGAGCTCATCCAGGCCCAAGAAGAAGAGTTCGCTGAGAAGGCAAAGAAACACTTTGGGTATTTTGTTCCGTACACTATGTCGAACTACATGAGTACGTGGTTCAATAAAGAGCTTCGGATAAAACTGAACGACTTCGCGGCAGGTAAAATCAAGAAGCTGATGATCTTCATGCCACCTCAGCATGGCAAAAGTCAGCTCGTTTCTCGACACCTACCAACGTTTATGCTCGGGGTGGACCCGAAGTTACGGATTGTCGGTGTTTCGTATTCAGGGGATTTTGCAAAAAGGTTCTCCAAAGATGCCAAGCGTATTATATCCTCCCCTGAGTATAAAAAGATTTTCCCCGATACCAAGATCAACACCACCCGAAAACGGGACAGGGATGAGTCAGCTGCGGCTAATATGTATGAGATCATCGACCACCACGGATATCACCAGACCGTAGGTGTCGGGGGTCAGCTCACAGGGGTTTCTGTAGATATCGGCATTATTGATGATATTATCAAAGATTCAATCGAAGCTAATTCGGAAACCACCCGAAACAACCATTGGGACTGGTATGAGACAGTTTTCTGTACCCGTCTACATAATGAGTCACAGCAACTGATCACCTTCACCCGATGGAACGAGGACGACTTAGCAGGTCGCTTATTGGCCCAAGAAGGGGATGAGTGGGAGGTAATCTGCCTACCTGCACTTTACGAAGAAACAGCAACTGCATATAAAAATGACCCTCGAAAAGAGGATGAGGCACTGTGGCCGGAGAAGCACTCACAGGAACGTATGGAGAAAATCCGGAAGAATAATCCACAGACTTTCTCCGCACTGTACCAACAACGCCCTGCTCCTGCAGATGGTCTGATAATAAACATATCGGATTTCCAGTATTATAACCCCGCTGAATTCTATGGTCCAGGTAAAAATAAATTTGACGAACTGATACAGACATGGGATTGCTCTTTCAAAGGCAAGGTCTCATCTGACTGGGTTGTGGGTCAAATCTGGGGCAGAGTTGGAGCAAAGTATTACCTTGTCGATCAACGTCGAGGGAAGATGGGCATCCAGAAAACTATGAAAGCTATTCTGGAACTTACCCGAGCCTACCCTGAGGCTAAAATAAAGATTGTGGAGGACAAGGCGAACGGTCCTGCAATCATAGAAATCCTGAAGAAACACATCACCGGACTCATTGCGTATACACCTGAACAGGACAAGGAAGCCCGTGCTAAAGGGGTTTCCCACTGTGTCGAGTCACACAATGTGTATCTCCCCGACCCAAACAAATATCCGTGGGTTGAGACATTCAAGGACGAGTGGCGTTCTTTCCCAAATGGAGCTCATGATGATATGGTCGATGCGAGTACCCAGGCATGGTTCAGATTCGAAACCAAGAGGACACCTGATGACATTGAGTTCGGAAGTATAACTAAATCGTCAAGTTTTGCGGGTAGAGGTATGTAACTACTTGACATATTGGCCATGTACAGGTTAATTTTAGGGTATCAACTATATCTGGTCCATAATGTCAAGAAAAAACCGAAAGAAATCAGCACAGGCTATATCAAAAAAAGATAAAAGAGTGAACTCGTCTGAGCTTGGTTCTACCGGACTTCACATGTATGCCGGAAAAGTAAATGAAGAAATACTCCATGAACTCCGTGGAATAAGCGGTACTGAAACTTACAGACAAATGGCAGATAACGATCCCTCTATTGGGGCACTCCTTTTCTCTGTACAGCAAATGATAACACCTCTTAAATGGTCGGTACTTCCATCAGACTCGAAAAACAAGCAGTCCAGATCGAATGCAGAATTCCTTGATGAATGCATGCATGATATGGCAGAAACGTGGGAAGACACCATCACGAGTATATTATCATATCTCCCCTACGGTTTCTCTGTACACGAAATTGTGTACAAGAGCCGAAGAGGATCTTCACCGTCTAAAGAAACAGAGAAGTCTGCTTTTGAAGACCGGAAGGTAGGGTGGAAACATCTCCCTATACGCAGTCAGTCCTCTATCCAACAAGGTCGTTGGGTATTCGATGAAGACAATATCGACCTACTTGCTGTCGAGCAAATGGCTCCACCAATGTACAAGCGTCAGATAATCCCGGCTAAAAAGTTCTTACACTTCCGAACAACCAACCAAAAGAATAGTCCGGAAGGTAAGTCAATTCTCAGGAATGCATACAGACCGTGGTACTTCAAACGAAATATTGAAAATATCGAAGGTATCGGGATCGAAAGAGATCTCGGAGGTTTGCCTGTAATTACTGCACCTGCCGAGATAATGTCACCCAAGGCAAATGCTGCACAGAAAGGCATGTACAACTCCCTAAAAGATATTGTGTCCAATGTTCGCTCTGATGAACAAGCCGGTGTTATTATGCCAAGTACTCGGGACGAGAATGGTCACCTGCTTTATGAACTATCTCTCCTGGCTTCTCCTGGAGCCAAGCAGTATGATACCTGTAAGATTATCGAGAGATACAGGAACGAAATACTTTCCACAGTTATTGCAGACTTTATCACTCTTGGTCAAGGTGTTGCAGGTACTCAAGCCCTTGCACAAACCAAAGTAGACTTATTCCTCAATGCTATCCAATCTTGGGTGGGGCAAATCGAAGCCGTATTTAACCGGTTCGCAATCCCTAGACTTTTTGAAGTAAATGGGATTACTGAAAACCTCCCTACATTATCAGCAGAAAAAATAAAGAAAACAGATCTCGATCAATTTGCTAAGAACATGCTGATCATGTCCCAGGCAGGTATGGATCTATTCCCGAGTGAAGCTCTTGATGAATTCGTCAGAAACTTGCTAGGACTCCCAGAAAACACCAAAGAAGACAAAACGTGGTTCGATGAGCAACATGAGGCCGAGCTCGAGAGTCTGAAGCCAGACCCAAAGCCAGACCCAAATGTGAATGATACCACGGGACAAACTGGTGAACAGAATCCGGATGACAAAGATGCAGCTCGAAAAGCATAAGAGAATCCTCAAGGAGGTATTCAATAACTCTGAAGAGGCTTCGGAAGATCTTATCGCGAGATATGCACTTACAGATCTATCTGTAGATGTCTTGTCAGATGTGAATGAATCCGACTTTACCACATTCAAGAAGAGTATAACCATTGCGGCTCTTGCTTTAGCTCTTTCTGAAAAAGATCGTAAAAGTGTAGTGGCAGAAGCAGACTGGGCTCTTGTAGATTATGGAGACTATCGAAATGTTCTCCGCAAGACAGCTGTGAAGTCAGCAGTAGATTCCTGGAAATATAGGGACTACCTACTTGGGGAAGATTTTACATTCAATCCGAATGATAAGGCAATTGATAGGACTGTATCAAATATAGCATCGGCAAAAATTAAAGCATATAATAGCCAGGAACAAAAACGGATCAGTATAGTTGTGCGTGAAGGTCGGAAACACGCATGGACACCTGAACGTACAGCCGCAGAGATAAAGAGAGGTGCAGGACTTAATAGTGTTCAGCAGAAGACCCTCTTCAACGTGCAGACAGGTTTAGTGAAAGAAGGATTCAGCAAACAGCAGATTGGGGCGAAGACTTCCGAATACATCGATAAAGCTAAATCCTACCGTGCAGATATGACAGCCAGGTGGGATTCTGTGTCCGCTGTGAACGAAGGCCACTCAATCCTATGGGCACAGTTAGTGGGTGTAGGACTTAT